TGTTAATACTGAACCATCAGCATAATCTGTTAATCTTGTTGTTTGAGACGTTTTTCTTCTTATCTCAATAGCCACATCTTGTGCAGGTGCAGAGTTAAATGTAAGTGTAGTCCCTGCCGCATTTAGTGTATATGCAGTCGTAGCCACCCCTGCTAGGGTAACTGTTAGGTCTTCTGTAGCTCTATAGCTAAAAGGAATAGAATAAGATGTTGTACTGTTATTACCTGTATAACGTACAAAACTATTAGCCATCTATGATTTTTCCTTATTTTTTGAATTTGTTTTACTAAAAGTGAAACTTTACTAGAGTAAGCTGTCTAGTATTGATTTTTGGTTCTGAAATTGCTCTTTTATAAACTTGTTCTGAAGTTTAAATCTTTCCATAATTTCAGGAAATTCTTTAATCATTTCAGCATAAGCCGCTTTTTCTACAGCATGTATAACATCTATAATGTATTGAACTTGATAATCTTTACCTACAACCTCACCTGCAGGGTGTTTATATAATTTACTTGTAGGTGTTGCTATAGCGTACTCAATGTACTCTTGAACAGTGTATTTTTTACCTTCATATTGGTCAGGTCTTTTAATAGCTTTACCATTTTTATCTAGGAATATTTCTGTTTTTAATTCAAGCCATCTGTCATAAGCTGTTTGATTTTTAGAGTTTCTCATGTTCTTTAAATTAAAACCACTGTATCTATCTATTTTAGCAGGTGGTAAATAATTAAACTCTTTATCCATTAAGAATTTAGCTGTAGCATTGTTCTTAAAATTAGTCATAGCAAAAGGTGTAGACCATAAACCCATGTCTCCACCAATACCAAACAACCAACCTCTTTTTCTATCAATCGTTTGTCCAAACATATTACGTTTAGGCATAACACTATCTGGTACACCAAATGGGTTCATTCTATGTATTTTATCCATAAACGTCCATAAATCTCTTTCCCATTCATCACCTATTCTATTTAAGTATCTTAAACCACCAGACATAGGAATACCTTTGTAAATAAATTGTGCAACTTGTGAAGCGGCTTCTCTTTCAGGACTTTTTGATTTCATAAAATCATCTGAAGACATAAAGTTAAATAACTCAATTATATTTTTAGTGTAAAATTTAGAAGTAATGTTTCTTGTTAACATAGTAATAGCCGCCATACTTGCTTCTGTTAATTGTTTATCAATACTTGGTGGTAAATCATCTGTTTCTCTAGCCCATTTACTGTAGACGTCATAAATATCAGCTACCATAAACATTGGCGTAAATAGTGGGTCTAATCTATTTAATGAAATATATCTACCATCATTTGTTTTCCATGAATATGGTTGCCAACCAGTGTTAGCTTCTTTCTCTTTATTAATTCTCCAGTCTCTACTTCCACCACCTGTAATTTTTCCTGACAACACAAGACCTAATGCTCCTGTCCATAATAGATAACCCATTTGTATTCTAGCGTTAGCTTCAGCCGCCGCTTCTGGGTTTAAATATCTTGATTTACCAAACACACCTCTAATAGGTGCAGTTATTCTTCCAAGTTTACCTTTACTTAAACCATGTGTTATCTTTTTAAATGTACTTGCACCTGCATCTAAATCTGGTAAATCAGCTTCAGCAAGTAAGTGTCTCATTTGAAATTGGTATCTACCTAGAAAAGGTAAGTGTTGAAAATTCCATCTTAATAAGTTTGATGGTGTATTAATAAAGTGAAGACCAAATACTCTAGTCCATTTAGCTTTGTTAGCTGTTTGATTTAATAACCAACCTGTAAATCCACCTTCTAATTTTTCTGTTAAAGGATTTTCTTGTGTTGCAGGTTGTGTGTATGAACCTTCTCTAGCATAATGTAAAGGTGCATTTAATCTATCTTCTACAGTATTTCCTATCTCTATTGCTCTACCTGTTTTATTATCTATGTAGTCTGATTGTAATTCTTTTGCTCTTTGTTTGTATCTTTGTCTAAATCCATCACCTTTTAATATAGAAAAATCTGGGCTTTCATCTATAATTTTACTATTAATAGATGCCGCCATTCTAGCTTTAAACATCATAGATTTAAGAAATTCATCTCCTGCCGCTAAAATCCTTAAAGGTGCAGTTACAGTTCCACCTACAATTTTTTGTCCTCTTTGTATAACTTTTCCTGCCATACCTAATCTGTCAGTATAAGTTTTACCAAACTCATTAATCCATCTTTGAAGTTGTCCTTGTCTAATATTACTATCATACTTCATTTGCTTACTATCTAATATTGGTCTGCCTTGCCAAAAAGATTTACCTGCTCTTTTTAAAGCATGACCTGTGTATGCAAATTGATATACAAAAGTGTGCATAGCTTCTCTCATTATTTGTCTTCCTCTGACAGTATCTCTTGGAAGCATGTTTGCTCCTCTTAATAACATAACAGCAGGTTTCCAAACTGTTTGAGTAAGACCAGATACAATGTTTAATATATGTGTATCAGGTGAAGATAGTAAGTTGTTGTTAACATATTCTGCCGCTATGTCCCAACCATCTGCTTTTTTAATACTTTGCATTGCCGCAACAAGTTGTTCTCTATCTCCTAGTTGACCTACTGCTCTCCAAAATTCTAATTGTTGCTCTCTAGTGCCTTTCTTTTTAATAAGCATTGTAGGGTCTTCAGGGTCTACAAGTAATCGTGCTGATTGAGTTCCTACTGCATCTGTTTGAAATGAGTATAAACCTCTTGCAACATTTTCACCACCACTGCTTAATAATCTTATTCTGTTTCTTAATTCAGTATCATAAGTAGCTAATTCTTTTAACATATCATCTATTTCAATATCAGATAAATCAAATCTATTTAATTCAGTTGAGATACGACCCATGTGGTCGTAGATAGTTCTAATTGCATTTTTTTGATACATTACAGTTACATACAGACGTTTAAATTCATCAGAGTTAGCCATATTGTCTGCTAACTTTCTCATTTTCTTTTCGTCTCCACCATACTCTAAAACATCTGCTAACATTTGTTCTCTGGTAATAGTTTTCTTTTCTAACTGCTCTGTAACTTCAGCAATACTGTTTTTAACAAATGCTTCAAATCCACCTTTCTTTTGTTTAGTAGCATTGATAGCTAATTTAGGTGGTTTATCGTCTGGTCTAATTCTATCGCCTCTTAATTTTTTAAGATATTCTTTTGTAGTTTTTGGGGGTTTTTCGTTTTTAGGAGCATTGACATCTGCCTTTTTAGATTTGTTTGTAATAGTTAATTCATCAAATAGTTTAGAACCAGTAGTGGTACTCTTACCATAATTATGAATATCGTTTAGATTTTTAATAGAATTTTTAGCAAGATTTCTGTTTGTTAATTTAAAAGCACCTGCGGCAAACCCTGCACCAAAGATAGTACCAAAGCCAAACCCTGCGGCAGTTGCTATGCCTGATTGTTTTAAACTAACTTCATCTTGTATACCTGCTTTAACAGCAGTGTTTTGTAATAATATATCTTGTCCACCTGCAATACCTGCATTAATGTAACCTTCAGTTAATGCACCTTTTTTAATGGCTCTTCCTAAAGCTAATTGACTTGCCTCTTTTGCGGCTTCCTTAATAGTAATTGCAGAAATTTCTTTAGCCATCTTATCTTTAAGAGCAACTCTTAAAGCGGCTTTATAACCTTGTTTTGCAACTTGACCACCAACTCCAACACCTATCAAGTTAACTGGGTCTGCTAACATAGCACCCCCATTATCTATTAACCATGAACCAAAATTTCTATTTGGGTCATTCCAAAATGAAGGTAATGACGCATACGTTTGTTGTATATATGCAAACTCTGCTACTCTATTATCATCATCTTCACCAAAGACATTAGCCATATCCATACCCATAGAGACAGTATTGTTGTTTCTCCAAGACCTATCTGTATAAAAATACTCTAATAAATCAGCATGAGCCATAGTCTCAAAACTTGTGTCTTTTTCTCTGTATGAATAATAACTTTTTAAAGTATTATAAAATTTTTCAGTTTGTATTTCTTCTAATGCTAATTCTGCACTCTCTGGTTTTTTTAAATCATCTATTGTTGTATTACCTGTAATTGGTGTATCTATTGATGTACTAAATGATGCCATTAACTTCCTTTATTTTTAATAACTAATTGCAATGCTTTATCTATTTGCTGTGTAGTTATTTTACCTAGTGATGTCATTGAACCTGCTTGTATAGCTTCAGCAATTTGTTCTTTTAATTTATTAAAATCTGATGTTTCCATTGCTTTAATTACTTCCAGTGTAATTGGAACATCTTTAAGTATTTCTGCAACTACCGCAGGGATTTTCTCATTAGCAAACCTTTGTCTATCTTCACTTTCTGATTTACCCCATGTTTCATCATTACCAATACCAAAACCAAACCAGTTACTATCAAATTTCTCTAAAGCCTCTGTTACTTTAACAGGTATTTCTAATTTCATATCTTCTAGTGTTTGTGCAATAGCTTCAGTAGTTTCAGATACTCCTGCTTTTTCATATTTCTCATCTTTAATTTTCTTCTTCTTTTCTTTCTCTTTTATTTCAGCTTCGTACTCTGTCATAGGTAACATTGTAGGGTCGCCACCTGTACCTTCCACAAATTTAGCAATAACAATATCACCCATTTTCTTCATAAATTCTTCACGTTCAAAAGTAGAAGGTTGTTTTCCATTCTCTTCTAAATATCGTTTTTCAAAATCATACAATTCTTTCTTCATGTAATTGTGTGCATTTCTGATAGCTTTGTTTCCATTCTCTTTAAGTATTCCACCTGAAGTGTAATTACCTCTAACAGCATTCTCAATGTATTTAAGACCTTCTTTGTAAGTAGTGTTTTGTGTATGTATAGAACCATTTTTAGTGCTTGATTTACTCCAACTTTCAAACAATGCTAGTGTAGGAGCAAGTAATCTAGGGTCTATATTTAAGTTGTTTATTGCATCTGCTATTTCTTCTTGGCTTGTAAATTCACCATCATAAATACTAGAAACTAAATTGTTATAAACTTCAGGGTTTTGGTCAATATACTCATTGTCACTCATTAATCTGTCAAAGTTAGTAACATAAGCAGGAACACCATACTTTTCTAGCTTGTCTCTTATTTCCATTAACTCTGTGTGATTTTTAGGTCTTTTATAAACTCCATCAGGTGATGCTTCTTCTACTTCTTCAAATATAGAAGCATTTAATTCTCTTATTTCTTTCTTTTCTTGTTCATCTTTTTCTACTCTATCATTAATTATTAATGCTCTTTTTTTCTTTTCTAAATCTTCTTTAATTTTAAGTATCTCTTTATGATTTCTTGAACCTAGTGAACCTAATTTAGTACCATCTTTACCAATTCCTAAATCAGCATTTAATATAGCGTATGCTCTTTCTAAATCTTCTTCTGTTTTTGCTGTAGCAATAATTTTGTTAACACTTCTCATTAAGACATTTAATGTTTCTTTATTAGTATATAATTGATTAGGGTTAGATGAACCATCTGTATTAGGAACATCAGTTTGCATATCTTTAATTGTATTACCTAATTCTTTAGAAATCATATCAATAGGCAATGTTTCAATAATAGTTACACCTTCTGATATTTTAACTTCTGAAGCCCACGCACTTCTATTCTCTGCATCTTTTACTGCTTCTGTTGATTTATAGACATTGAATGTTTTAGAAAATCCTAAAATTGTAGCTTTATCCATGCTTTCAAATTTAGGTAAAAATTTCTCATAGAAAGTTTGTAATGATTGTGAACTATCAGTGTAGTCATATTCATTTTTATTAGTTTCTATTTCTTTAATAACTTCAGCCGCTTTAACTTTACCTGCATGATAATTTGTAGTTTGCTCTATGTATTTACCAGTTAAATCTGGGTGTTTGTTTGCTAATATCTCTGATT